GTATCCAAAGAAAAAAATAATGCAGGTATCACACAACGCTGAACTATCAGCAAGGTTCGGATCTAAAGTTCGTAACTTAATTGATAGCCAGGAGTATAAAAGTATCTTTGGAGATGTTAGACTACGAGAAGATAGTAAGGCAAAAGGACGTTGGGAGACCAATCATGGTGGGGAATACTTTGCAGCGGGTGTTGGCGGTTCTATCACAGGACGAGGGGCGGACTTACTTATTATCGATGATCCACACACAGAACAAGATTCAATGTCTGACAAGGCAATGGATCGTGCTTACGATTGGTATAGTTCAGGACCAAGACAACGTTTACAACCAGGCGGAAATATTTTGTTAGTGATGACAAGATGGGCACAAGATGATTTAACAGGAAGGCTCATTAAATCTCAAACTGAAGCTAAAGCAGACAAGTGGAACCTAATTGAGTTTCCTGCAATACTTCCTTCAGGTTCTCCTGTATGGCCTGAATACTGGAGCAAAGAAGAATTAGAAAAAGTAAAATCATATATCTCTGTAAGAAACTGGAATGCACAATATATGCAGGACCCAGTTGCAGAAGAAGGAGCGATACTAAAACGAGAATGGTGGCAACCTTGGAAAGGACAGGTTCCATCTTTGAAACATGTCATACAATCTTACGATACTGCATTTTCTAAAAAAGAATCCGCTGACTATTCTGCAATCACAACATGGGGTGTCTTTGAACCTACGGAGGGTGACAATTGTTTAATATTACTTGATGCTGAAAAAGGTCGTTGGGACTTTCCTGAATTAAAAGCTGTGGCTATGGAGGCATACAAATATTGGGAACCTGAGTCGGTAATCGTTGAAGCTAAAGCTTCTGGTCAATCTCTAATTCAAGAATTACGAAGAGCAGGTATACCTGTTATGGATTTTATTCCAACACGTGGTAAAGACAAACATTCTAGAGTTAACGCTTGTTCCCCTGTATTTGAATCAGGTAATGTTTATGCACCTTTAGACGAACACTGGGCACAGGAAGTTATTGAAGAATGTGCTGCTTTTCCTTTTGGTCAACATGACGACTATGTTGATAGTACCACTCAAGCTGTGTTAAGATACCGTCAAGGAAATTTTGTAAGTACCTACATGGATGAACCTGATGGTATGCGAATAGATCGAGAGTATAAATATTATGGATAAAGAAAAATTAAAAAAATTTCGTAAGATGGCTCAACAGGCAAAAGATAGACTTACTCAAAGAGATATTGAAAACATCGAAAAGAAAACGAAGAACGTAATGCCTAAAAAGAAACCTATTGTTTCTATGACAGATGATGACTCTGGTGTTATGTATTCTGTTAGAGGTAAAAATGTTTCTAAAGAAGAGTTTATGAAATCTGTTGATCAACAAGGTGCAGATGAAATGGCAGGAGCGGGTGGCTACTCAGAAGGTGGTGAAGTAAGAGGAGCAGGTGCTGCTGTAACAGGAAAAGGCTTTAAAGGGGTCTTCTAATGGCCTTCGTAGATCCGAACTCATTTATTGAGCAAATCAAACAGGGTAAAACTCCTGACGTAAAACCAAACTCACCTATCATAACTGATGACAAGGATCCATCGGTCGTTGGCGGGTTGCTAGCGCTCGGTGCTACTATTGCAGGGGCAACAGCTGTTGGGCGAAGAATCCCTGCTATAAGAAATTATTTTAAACCTACACCTAAAAAAACTTTACAGTTTAGTCCAAACAAAACAACGACCACAGGCGACATGCCAACGGCCACTGGCCAAGCGTCAGAGTTAGTTACAACAGCTCCAGTTCCAGCAGTAATAAATAAATCTAAATATGCTCAGGTTAGAGACATACCATTTACTCAAGGGCAAGGATATAAAAAACAAAACCCAATCGTAGGTTCAGCAGCATACGACTGGACAATGGAAGCTCCATTTGAGAGAGCAACAGCTAAAGAATGGATTAAATGGTTTAAGAGAGGTAATGCAGAACATCCAGTTCCAACAGGACCATTACAAGGTGTATCAAGAAGAGTTATTCCAGAAGAGCTTGATGAGATTAATTTATTAAGCACAGATGGCAAAGGTGGTTTTTTAAAATTTGCAGAAGACAGAAACATGATGGTGGATAGAGATACTATCCTAACTATGATTAATAGAGCGCCTATCAACAGTGTTAATGTGCTAAGATTTAGAACAAGAGGTGCTCCAGAAAATGAGTTTACAGAAATAGCTGATGAGTTAGGAAATCTAGCTCGTGGTGCTCAAGAAGAAAGAGTTGTAGACGCAGCTTTAAAAGCTAGAGAGACTTTGAAAAGAATGTCTTCAACAACATTTAGAGGATCTAAAGTATTAAGTAGAGATTCTATTAATGATGTACAAAATCAGATATTAGAAATGGGTAAGAACATACCTCAAGCTAACGCAGCTCCATTTAGAGACATCTATCAAAAGTTTAATAAAAAAGTTTACGAATATGATAAGTTAGGTAAAAATTTACCTGAAGAATTTAAATATGGAAGCCCGAATGCTTTTAAAAAAGAAGAGAATTATTTTCCTAAATACAGAAGAAATGAAGGTAAAACTTATGCGATGAGTTCAGGAGAAAACTACACTGAAGATGTTATTTATTTTAAAGGCAGAGTTCCTAATACAAAATCAGGACAGTTTTCATATGTAAATGGTCCTCACTATATGAAGAACGAGATTGGTTTTGTAAGATATGATGATCTACCTAATCCTAAACTTGGACAGAATGCGAGACACGTAAGAGTATCTGAATTACAAACAGATCTTCATTCTCCTCAATTTGATTCAAGAGAAAAAGCATCTTATTTTAAAAATAAAATAAATCCTTTTAATACAAACATACAAGGAGATATTCTTAAAAAAGAAAGAAATGCTTTATTAGAAAAATTAGAACCTTATAGAGAATTAGGCAGAGGCGCAGCAGGTTTAACAAGAGAGCAACAACAAGAAGTTGCTCAATTAACTTACAAATTAAATCAGTTAGATAAGCAAGCTATCTCTCAATTAAGTAAACCAGGAGCAGAGATGTTTTCAACAACAGCTGGGCCTTTATCAAGATCATACGCTGACTTTGCTTTAAAAAATATTTTAAGAGATATGGCTGAACGTAGAATTAATGCAATATCTATTGTACCAAGTCCAATGAACAAAGGTGTGAAGATGCCTAGTGTAGATAATATTGGAGATGAACTTAACTATGGTTTGATGAATGGTAAAGCTGTAAGAAGAACTGCTGACGGTAAAATAAAAGAATCCTCTGATCTTGCAGTGAATCCAAAGGTATTGAAAAAAATTGCTAGACAATACGGTGCTAAGTTTGAACAATTTGATATGCCAAAAAGTAATCCTAACAAAGAATTTAAAATTATTAGAACATACAAGTCTTCTGAAAACCAAGAATTTGGTCGAATGGCTAGAGATGGAAGAGCAGCTTACGATAGAAAAATAGGAGATGTTTACGAATACGATGACCACATAGCTGCAGCTAGCACTGAAAGAGAAGCAGATGATTTACTAGATGCAGTTACTGATGTGTTTAACGAGAACAGAAGTAATTTTAAAATTGTTAGAATGATACCAACTAACCCTGATAACTATATAAAAGTTCCTACACTTATCGCAGACAACCAAGTATTAGATAAATTTTTATTGCCTATGAAGGCTTACATGAAGACTGGTGGTTTGGTTGATAGCACTAACATTTTTAAGTCCCTAATATAGATTTCTCACACAAAATGCTTTACACTCTCAAAATAAACCTATAGGAGAGTAAAATGTCAAAATTAAAAAAAGCAATGAAGAGATTAGGCAAGGCTGCTGTAGCTGGAGCTGCTCTATATGGTATGTCCAAGATGGGTAAAAAACCAAACATGGAATCTTTTTCTAAAGATCCTTTTGCTAGAAAAGGTATATCATTAGCAACTGGCGATGCATCTGCTGCTGAATCTATGGCTAAAGCCATGAGAGAAAAGAAAGACTTTATGTCAAAGATGGGAAGAATTGCTGATGCAGGTGGAGTTTCAAAACTTAAATCAGGTTCTAAAACTACTGTAATGGCAAAAGGATGTAAGTTAGGAAAAAAGAGAAGAACTATCATTACATAACATATGGCTGAAATAGATAAAAATAATCCAATCAACGAAGAAGTTGATGTTGAGGAAGAGGCTGTTGTTACTTTTCCTGAAGAAGGAGAAAAACAAGAGCAGTCTCAACCTCAAGACTTTTTTTCAAATGTAGCAGATACAGTTGATGAAAGAGCACTTAAACAATTAGCTTCTGATTTAATTACAGAATATCAAAACGACAAAGAGTCTAGAAAAGAATGGGAAGAGACTTACACAAAAGGTTTAGACTTACTAGGATTTAAATACAAAGAAAGAAATCAACCTTTCAGAGGAGCTTCAGGTGTAACACATCCATTATTAGCTGAAGCCGTAACTCAGTTTCAAGCGCAAGCTTATAAAGAATTATTACCAAGCGATGGTCCTGTAAAAACACAAATCGTAGGACTAAATAATCAACAAGTTGAAGAACAATCTAACAGAGTTAAAGACTACATGAACTATTTGATCATGGAGAAAATGGAAGAGTATACTCCAGAGTTTGATCAGATGTTATTTTATTTACCTCTTGCAGGATCTACATTTAAAAAAGTTTACTATGATGCAATGCTTGAAAGAGCAGTATCTAAATTTGTACCAGCTGAAGATTTAGTTGTTCCATATTATGCAACTAATCTAAAAGAAGCTCCAAGAATTACTCACGTTATCAAACAATCAGAAAATGACTTGCTTAAAAAAATGGCATCAGGTTTTTACAGAGAAATTGATTTGATGAAACCACAAAAGAAAGAAGACAAGGTTCAAGATAAGTATAATGAACTAGAAGGTATTAAACCTGTACAAACAAAAGATTCTATTTATACAATTTTAGAAATGCATGTTGATTTAGATCTTTCTGATTACATTGCAGAAAACGAAGAAGATAAAATTAATATAAAAATTCCTTACATTGTAACTATTGAAGAGTCTACAAGACAAATTTTATCTATTTACAGAAACTACAAAGAAGATGATCCTAAATTTTTAAGAAAAGAATACTTCACACACTTCAAATTTTTACCAGGTTTAGGTTTTTATGGCTTTGGATTGATTCACATGATCGGTGGCCTGTCACGAACAGCAACTTTTGCTCTTAGACAACTACTTGATGCAGGTACATTATCGAATTTACCAGCAGGATTTAAGGCAAGAGGCATGAGAATACGTGATGACGACCAACCAATACAGCCAGGTGAGTTCAGAGACGTGGATGCACCAGGCGGAAACATACGAGATCAGTTTCAATTACTACCTTTTAAAGAACCAAGCACAACTTTATTCAATCTTTTAGGCTTTTGTGTTGATGCAGGTAAGAGATTTGCGTCAATTGCAGACACACAAGTGGGTGAAGGTAACCAACAAGCAGCAGTTGGAACAACAATTGCTCTATTAGAGCGTGGTTCTAGAGTAATGTCAGCGATTCACAAGCGATGTTACTATGCAATGAAGGAAGAATTTCAACTTTTAGCAAAAGTTATACAAGAATATCTACCACCTGAGTATCCATACGCAGTTTATGGTGGTGAAAGAATGATAAAATTAGTAGATTTTGACGACAGAGTAGATATTATACCTGTTGCAGACCCAAATATCTTCTCAATGTCACAAAGAGTGACGTTAGCACAGACACAATTACAAATTGCTCAGTCAAATCCACAAATTCACAACATGCATGAAGCATATAGACGTGTTTACGAAGCTTTAGGAGCAAAACAAATACCAGAATTACTAAAACCTAAAGAACAACAGATGCCAAAAGACCCAGCAATGGAAAATATGGAGGCAATGCAGATGAAACCGCTCATGGCATACCCTGAACAAGACCATGATGCACACATTGCAGCCCATTCTGCGTTTATGAGAACTAGAATGGTGCAAATTAACCCTCCTGTGTATGCAAATTTACAAGGACACATCTCTCAACACGTTTCTTTGAAAGCTAGTTTAGAAGTTAACGCTGCAATGCAACAAAATCCACAAATGGCAGAGATGGCACAACAAAATCCACAACAATTTAAGGTTATGTTTGATTCACAAGTAGCAAAAAGAGTTGCTGAGATCACTACACAGCTAGCACAAGGCGAAATGATGGCTGATATGCAGAAAGCAGACCCAGTGGTTATGTTGAAACAAAGAGAACTAGATTTGAGAGCCATGGATTTACAACGTAAGGCTCAAGAGGGTACAATGAAGATGGAAAACCAAGAAGATCAATTTGAAGATCGACTTGAATTTGATAAATTAAAATTAGAACAACAAGATGAGCAAGCTGACAAGCGTTTAGAAGTAGCTCGTCAGAAATTGGAGCAAAATGAGCAAAAAGCTAGGACTAGAAAGTAAATACAAAGGTTTAAAACCAAATTATCTACAATACCCAGTTATTACAAGTATTAAACCAAAGCCAAAACCAACAGGTAAAATGGCTGGTGGTATGATGAAATATAGTGAGGGTTCTAAAGACACTGTTTCAGCATACGAAAGAGCAAAAAAAATTAAAGAAGCTTATAAGCGTGAAAGAGATAGTGAGCCTTCAAAAAGAATTACAGCAAAAGATTTAAAAATACAAGAATTGAAAACAGGCAAAGCTGTTAAACTATCACCAAAACAAAAAAAGATTGCTGCTATGGCTGGCGATCCAAAAAGAATTGATGCTCCTGATTTTGCTAAATTAAGAATGATGAAAGCTAGAACAGGGAAAGAAGCAAAAATTTCTAAAGTGATGAAAGAATACAAAGAAGGCAAACTTAATATTGGCAAAAGCAAAGAGAAAGTAAAAAGTAAAAAACAAGCTATTGCAATCGCTCTATCGGAAGCGAGAAAGAAAAATGCGTAAAGTTTCTGGCAAAAGATCAGGGCCTCCACCATTGAGAGGCCCTAACCCCCAAGTCCCACCCGTAAAATTAAATTCAGGGGGTGAAGGTAAAACTAAAAAAACAATCATGGAAGTAGTTGTTTCAGGGAAAAGAAGTCCTGCACAAATTGCTCGTGATTTAATGGAAAAGAAAAGAAAGAAAAAATTAAAAGCAAAAGAGATAGCAACAGGGCAAGGATATTTTAAATTTAAAGATGGTGGTGAAATGACTTGTCCTCACAGACCTGATGGTGTTAGAGGAGCAGGAGCGGCTATCAAAGGTATGAAATTTACAGGAGTTAAATAATGTGGTTACAAGCAATTAAATTAGCAGCACAAGCTGGATCTAAGATATACGCGAATAGACAAAAAGCAAAAATGGCTATGTCTGAGGCACAATTACTTCATGCTGAAAAACAAGCTCGAGGTGAGGAAGCTTATCAAGGCAAATTGTTAGAAGCTAGACAATCAGACTGGAAAGACGAGGCGGTACTTATAATCTTGTCAACTCCAGTAGCTGTACTTGCATGGGCAGTCGTATCAGACGACCCATCTGCGATGGATAAAGTAAA